GGACAGGAAGGGCTAATTTAAGTATCGAAGTGTACTGTGTCGTCATGTTTTAATCCTCACGCGGCTATATCTTGCCAATTCGGAGTCTGTCCTGTTGAAACATTACCCCAAGTTGGTGTCTGTGCGCTAGTAATATTTTGCCAATTTGGATTTTGATTATCATCAACCTCACCCCAGATAAAGACAGTACCTACCGCACCTGTTGCATTTACTCCTGTTACCAACACATCTGCATCGGCCTGCGTCACCACATTTCCTACCTGCCCACGCGCATTAGTACCTGTAACCTTAACAACGGTACCAAACGCAACGAACACATCGCCTATAGCGCCCGTAGCGGCAAGACCCGCCGTTGGGACATTCGCATCGGCTGTTGTGGTGACGGTGCCAACGGCACCTGTGGCGCTTACCCCTATCGGGTAGATGTTTGCTTCGGCAACAATACTTACCGTGCCTATACCGCCTATAGCTTCCAAGCCAGACGGCTGAACAATCGCATCGGCTGCAACAGTTACAGTACCTACTGCTCCTGTAGCCGCGTTTCCTGTTACTGCGACATTTGCGTCCGCAGCAATCGTTACACTACCAAGTCCTGTGGTTGCTTCAAGCCCTGTCACAGGAACATTAGCATCCGCTGATATAGATACGGTACCAATGGCACCAGTAGATTCTACACCAGTTGGGAAGACATTAGCCTCCCCAGTAACCGTTACAGTACCCGTTGCCCCTATGGCTTCTACGCCTGATGGGAACACATTGGCTTCCGCTACGACACTTACCGTACCAACACCACCAGTGGCTTCTAGTCCAGATGGTTGTACGGTGGCTGCACCGCTGACGGAAACAGTACCAAGAGCACCAGTAGCTTCTACACCAGTGGGCGATACAACCGCCGCTGCGACAACACTTACAGTGCCAACGGCACCCGTAGCTTGAACGCCATCAACTTCTACAACGATAAGGTCCGTACCCCAAGAGCCTTGGCCCCAAGCGGTAGAACCCCATCCTATGTACGTGGTTGATGACGGCATTTATCCATCCTACGCAATCCTGAGAATGGCGTTTGAAGCATCCGCAGTTGGGAATTGTATTTGAAAATCGCCCGCTGTAGATGTCTTATCTGCGCCAAAATCGAGTACAGCAACTGCTGGGTTGGACCCACCAGATTGATAAATTAGTGCTCCACGCGCTGTAATCGTCGCTGTAGACCACGTTGTATTATCAAATGTCAAAAACGCTGTAGTACCACTACTCTGTGGGTTCCCTGCGGAAACTGTAAGAGTGTTACCACCTGCGGTATAACCTGTACCCGATACCTCATTCGTCACCGAATACGCATTCGTAGACGCACCAAGTGTAGCTGATGACGTGTACAACGCGATCTTAAAAGTTTGTGACGTATCCGAACTAAAGTCCATCTCACCATTAAGAAGGGCCAGCTTGAATGACGTGCACATTGCTTGAGTAATTGCCATATTAGTCTCCTTATCCTACTTCCGCCCTGAACTGTCCAGAACGGTAAGTATCTTCTCTTAGTTTACCATCGCCCAAGTTCTTCAGAAGACCGATAGACTGAAGGTACAGTTTCTCGTACATCTGAACTACATCCTGCTCGCCCTTCATGAATCGGATTGCTTGTACGAGAGCACCGTTAAGTAAAGCAGAATCAAACTCGTTCCCAAGCCATGTAGTGTTAGCAGTGACGATGGACTCAGGATAATATCCATAATGCAGTTCCATAGTGTAGGCGCTGTCTGGAGTGGGTCCGAGGATGTAAGAATTGTCATCGAAGTAAGCATAATGTTTCGGTAGTCCTTGTGTAGACGCGTTAGGGTATGCTTCACGAATGAAGTTTACATCTTTATTGATTAGGAAATGATAATCCCCAGCGCCGTCTACAACGGCTAGGGAATAGTTCCAAAGATAATCAGCAGGAGTACCAAGATACTTATTTCCGGCGCTCAAAGCGCCTGTAACATTCTTGCGTAACGCGGGAAACTGCACCGAGTTATAGATAAGTTGCTCGGCTTGTTCAGTGAACATAGCGAGCTGATCCGCTGTGAAAGTTGTTTCACAGATGTCCTGAATGTTGGTTGTCAGCTCGGTATAGTTCATTTCTTAACCCATTGGTCCACGGGCCATAAGACCCTTTGTTGCTGCGCCAGTGCCGCGAACTTTAATACCGCCGCCCTTTTTAAGGTTCACCTTCGGCGTTTTCTTCTTGCTAGGTTTTGCCATCTTTTTACGCATTGTATCACTCCTAAGTAATTTGTATCGTAACTTGCCCAATAAATCCAGTACCTACTGTACCACCGCTATCTACGGCGCTGCGTACTGGAACTATCTGTGCTCTACTCGCTGCGTACTGATTGGTATCAGGACGCGGGTTTCTTAACGCTTGTGGATCATCCACAGGGAATGACCCCAACATTAGTTGTGGCTGGTCAGGGTTCCAGCACTCAGGGCACGCTTTCATATTTGTATCGCGGCTCTTCACGACCAAATTCTTTAATTCACGGAGTCTATAAGTAAACCCGCAAATATCGCATACTCCTAATGCCTTCTTCGCTGATGCAAACCGTGTCGCCATCTACGGCCTCATTATACTTGGGACGAACCTGAACGGCGTCTTTTCACGATCTTCGCCAGCCGCTAGTATAAACTGAGCCTCATACTCAGCTTTTAACATCTCAACACGAGGGGCAAGTTCAGGAACTTTCATAGCGATATGATACGCTAGTCCCGCCACTAAACATGGAAGGAAACGGAAGTTCATATCAGGAGTTTGTGCTCCTGCCCCTGCGTCCTCAATACGGCGCATACGGTAATACTTGAATACATAGTCGTTGCTGTCAGGAACGGGCCACACATTGATTCGTGGGGCGTCACGAAGACGTTCAATCCAAACTTGTATTGGCCTGCCCTGTGATAACTTGTTTGGAATCGAAGCGTAGGTACTTACACTAATACGTGTTATTGTAAGATCGGTTTGTGTTGAAACATTACCTGCGCCTGTACGAATTACCTGTTCAAGCAAATCAATGGTATCGGCTGGTAGATCATATTGAGACGTACCTGCTACAAAGTTAATAATGCCTTCATCAATCGTCCAAAGGTTAATCCCACGGTTCTGCCATTCGATTGTCATCAAGTTCATGGAACGACGCGCAGTGCGCAAATCGTACCCAGACCGCAGCTCTCGACCTGCACGCTCCCACGCTTCTTCAGCGATCTCCGTGAAGTCCATGTTAAAGGCGGTAGTACCTGATGTTGTCATTTTTTCCACCCATCCCGAGCTTTTTTCTTGGCTTTAGCTGACAGATCACCGTAGTGGTACAGCTTTTTAGAAGTGTTAGACATTACTTTGCCAGTCATGAGCTTACCGTCAGGGTGCTTGTGCATCCCGCCTTTGTGCTCTTTACCATCAGCATAGTAATGTCTAACACCTTTAGCCATTGAAATACTCTTTTACTTCTTTCATCAGCGCAACCTTTGATTTACGGCGGTCTAGTTCAACACCATGTTTGCGCATAAATGCTTCAAGCTGATTCTTTGTCATACCCGAATAGTCAGGTACCTCTTTCTTTTTGGAGGCCGCAGGCTTTGCTGTAACACCCATTGATTTAAGTTTTGCCTCTGCTTGTGCTTTCGACATCAGATCAAAGACTTTAACTTCATATGTACCGTCGGCGTTCTTTGTGCCAATCTGATACACTGGTTCGCCTGTAGAGAACCTGCCATTTTGGAAGATTTCCATCACTTCTTCCCCTTTCTCTTGGCTGGAGAAACACGGCGGGGCTTACCCGCTGGTTGTCCTAGCCGTTTCTTTTCAGCGATCTTTTTACGCTTTTCAGTCGTACTCATCTCGCCGCTCGTTTTAGGGGTTTTACTGGACACCTTCTTTGTGGGTCTACAATAGGGCGTACCCCGTTTCTCCCCTGCTTTACGTCCGCAAGCCTTTCCAGTACGCACATCCTTCCAGTCCTCTTTGAACCAGCGTTTTAGTGCAGCGCCTTTTGCGGTCTTGCGAACAGCCATTACTTATTGCCCCAATTCTTTGCGCCTACCTTTCGGCATTTAGCGATTGCTCCGCTTGCATAGGCACTTGGGAAGACCTTGTATCGGGACTTGACCTTGTTGTAACAAGCGTCCTTTACAGACCCACCAGCCTTGTAGCCTTTACTACATTTGGAGCAGCCGCAGCCTTTATCTCGGTAGTACCGACGCATTAGGCACCTTTCATCTTAACCATTTTGGTCGGACGCATTTTCTTAGATACTGCACCGCAACCACGGACTTTACCGCCAGACTTCATACCGCGACGTGGTGCGCCCGCACCCGTACCAGTAACAGCCATCATGTCGTCCATAGAACGACGCTTCTTACGGCGCTTCATCGGCATCTCATCAGCCATAGGCATCTCATCAGCCATAGGCATACCACCCATCTGGTACTTCTTGACCTTACCGCCAGCCTTCATTTTGCCTTTACCATCAGCGGCAAACTCAGGAACCATCTTCCCGTCTTTGCCACGAACCATGGGCATACCGCCCGCTTTGTAACCTTTTTTCATCATGAACTCTTCTCCTACATTTTGAGGAACCCCGACCTTCTTAGCGAACTTGGGGTTGTTTGCTACTGCTGCCATGAACCGCTGTTGTTTTGCAGATTTTGCAGGCATCAGCAGTTCCACTTCCGTAAGCTCTTATTAATACGGCTATTCGGGTCGTTCGCTGTCTTTGCGCTGGTATTGCGCTTCTTCATGCCCTTCATACGAGCACAGAATGACTTACGACGATTCGCCGCTTTAGAGCCTTTTTTGAGTTTGCTGGGTTTAGTCGTCACGGCAGTCTTGAGTTTACTGCCGGGATTTTCCCGACGATAGCTCTCAACGCCTTTCTTGTTCAGCCCACCAGACTCGCTTTTACCTTCCTTGCGTTGCCACGCAGCGGTTTTTACGGAGCCACCTTTTTTGTAGTAAGCTCTCATACCCGCCTCCTAGCTATAGAAGAAGGTTATGGCGTCAATATTCGTGGCTGCTGAGACATACACATCTGAGCTACAACGAATACCGTCGTCAGGGATGTTAACTGAGTGCGAATCAGATGCTAGAAAGTCGAGATCAAGCACCGTTGACCCACCATTACCGTTAGTAACTGTGAGTCGCCCCGCACCGCCGCTGTTTGTCAAAACCTGCACCTGACGAACACGCGCTGGCCCTACAGCCAACGAGCCTGTCGCGGTTACACGTTTAGTGAGTACATCGGAGGACATAGGCTACCTCCTTATCCAGCAGATACAGTAACAACGCCTGAGTTACTCCAAAGCTGTCCTGCGACAGTTGGATCAGAAGTCGGAAGGTCTTTGATGATTACAACGCTGTTTGTACCGTCGTGAGTAATAGAGATGTTCTCTGTTACAGTGCCAGTATTTGCAGCTTTAGTGATGTCCTTAAAACCGTTTTCAGAACGGACTGGACCTTTGAACGTAGTATTAGCCATGCGAATCTCCTGTCTTGGCTCTTGTCAGTTCTACCATAGAACTGTCAGGGATTAACTTCTTATAACATATAAAGAGAAAGGGGGCAAATAAATTGCCCCCTCCCCTATTAGGCACCCGGAGAACCGAAGATACCAAGTGGGTCTGAAACCCCGAAGCTATAACGCTCACGAGCTTTGTAGCGGCTGTTACCAGTATCAAAGTCAGCATCCATAGATGTAGACATTGGAGTACGAGTAAAGTGCTTCAAGCCGTTTGGAACGTCAGTCATCAAGAACCATGCGTCGGTATCAGTCAGATAGTGGTTAACAGTGTAACCTTCTGGGATTGAACCGTTGTTACGGATGGCGTTGATGTCGTTGTCGGCAGTGCCCACACGCCCTTCAGTCTCAAGCAAACGAGTTGCAACAAACTGTAGGTTCGGTGGAATTACCAACTTGCGAGGCTTCGCTGCAATCAACAGACCACGCTCGTCCGTCCAACCAGCAATCTGAATAACGGCGGCTTCAAGAGAAGTCTCGTTAAG